TCCATTTGCGAACTGGTAAGCGATTGTTGTCGAAGGTGTGAAAAAGTTCCTTATCAAATATCCTGAACCCTGAACAAAACCAATTATGTTTATACCAGCTTCAGCAAGGTCTGTTCTGTCATCGTCGTCCCAGACCGTTTCCCGAACAATTCCAGAAATCCCGTATAACGGTAATGACCGGATTGACGGTATGTAATGTATCCCGTATGTCTCGATACAACGAATCCAGGCACCCATAACATGGCCAACATTCGGAATGTTTCGTTTCGGAGCCAGCTTTGAAGTTGAAAAAGGATCATCGACTTTTAACCAATCCGCGACAACAACCTGCATGACGTCATCGGACCGCTGATAATTATTTCCTATTGTCGTGTATTGAGCCTTTGTTTGATCTTCAGCAACGTTAGTTACTTCTATAGGGGTGTCATCTCTGGCCTTCAAGTATGTCTCAATCGCTTTTTGTATATCCACATCGGTTGTCTCAGGATTCCCTATTATCCGAATTGGCAAATCATCGAACGCAGATAACGAAGTGGCCCAATGTGCCGAAGTTGTCGGCGCTGTTCCGTTTGCTCCTGCTGTAAGGTAAGTTACTGTAGCCACATTTATCGGGAAAGTGCTACCTATCGCCGAAGCTGAATCAAGGTCGGTCGCAGCGATATTCTTACTTTTAGAAAAGACGGATTCGACATAATAGTCTGTTACTTCGTCTTCCATCGTACACCAAATTTTACCCAAGTCTTCTTCAACCTTGCTTTCAATTCCTGATATGGATTTTCGATAAAGTTGTAATTGAAATCCAGGAACCGAGACCACATCGTTGTCTGCAAGGTTCGCGGCCCCGTCGAATGCGCCTGTAAAAGAAACACGGCCAAGAGATTCATCAACCGCTGTTATTTTTTTATAGACAATAGCGCCCCCGCCTCCGGACGCTGTAAATTTAACAATGTCTCCAACCTTAATATCAGACACGCTGTCAAGAATAGCAAATTCATCAGCTGCGATTCCATCTCCGTTAGCTGCCGTAGTGAATCTTGTTCCGTTTAGAATTGTATAACCGGTTCGATTGCCCCATGTGGAATAATCAATCTCTTCTTGAAATGCGGAATCTACCCGAAGAGTGTTTGCAGCTATAGCATCCAGCAAAGTATTAGTTGCCGCAACGCCATCATGAGCGGCTCCGTCATATCCGACATGCCCGAGTGCGTATAACTTCGCTCCAACCCCGGCGGCATTCTCAAAAAAGCCTTTCGCCGCGTCCCAGCAATAAGCCGTAGAAACTTCGTTGTCTCCAAAAATCTCTGCCAGTTCAACTATGTTCCGAACCGCAAATGGAATTTTAAACCTTCTGGAGAAAAGCCCCAGCATTCCGCCGATTGCAAAGTCAGCAGCCGTCACTACGTCCGGAGTTTTCGCGGGCTTGTTAACTCCGTGTACTCCAAGTTTCCTTAAATTAGCAGCCATTTACTTGTCCCCCTTCACTGTAAAATACTTTTTTTGGTTTTCAAATTCTGAATGTTCGACAACAGACTTCGGAACTTTCAAGGATGCCGGGCCCACAAATCTATATATGTTTTTCCCAATATGTAACTCCTTCGTCCGGTTCTGTTTAAAAACTAATGTTACCATTTCGGGAACACTGTTTTTAAATCCATTCTCTTCTTTAGAACTTCCAAATTTATCAGCTACTGAATTATCGCTTGGAAATCTATCGCCGTCGTTTTTGCTAAATTTGTCCTTACCCATAACTCCTCTCTTATTTCTATTTCTCCCATATATGTCACTTTGGGGATTATATCATAAAATTCCGTTGGCCTGATCTCTGTTGGTGTAGAATTAAAACTTACGCGGAATTTTCGTCCGTTAATATACACCAATTTCCGACCTATGAAACGCCTCACTACGCCGGAAAGAATTGATAAAATTTCATCCTGCCGGGCTTCGCAGTCAAACGATATTGGCCATTTTAAATAATGTCCTTCTCTTCTCGCCGCTGCGCCGGCATCAGTCCATGAATCATAAACGGTGTCCAAATTAAAACCATGCAGCATCTCTTCCGGTTCAAACCCCCACAGGGTAATCCCAGGTATAGTTGCTTCCAGAGAATCCCTTCCGTAAGTGATCGGCAAATATAAATATATATTAGCATCTATATAATCATGCAGTAGAGATTCACCGTTATATAAATCAGTCATCGAATACGTAAAATTTTCCTGTATTCTTAATTGATGTATTTCATTGTTAACTCCGTCATCAATTTTTATACTGGCGTAATCGTCAATGAACGGTAAGTCAGTCAAGACTATTGTTGTGTCGGCGATCACTCCGGAAGCCGTGCCAAGCAGAATGGGATCAATCAAATCGTCTCGATTGGATTCCAATTGTTCTTGTATACCTACAAAAATATCAAGCGGCAATTCATCAAAAGACGCTACGCAGTAACTCATTATTAAATAATCCGTAGTTGCATGTAACGCCGTTATCTTCAAAAGATCCAGGGAAGTGATTGAGCTGATATCGACCGTTACCTGATTCATCCCATAAGAAACAGGAATATAAAAGGTGTTCCCGGCTCCTATTTCAATTTTGTAATTGAAATCATCAGGCTTTATAAAATCAGAGCCGTATTTATTTTGACTCCAGATATAAAATGTCAAGGTGGAGTAATCCGTAACATCTTCGGTGTAATCCTTTGTGACGGAACTATTCAGGGCATCGAATTTAAAGACGATAGACTCTGTATTGTTCCCGAAGGTGTAATCAGCAATAGAGTTCAGCCCATGAATTGAAGCCCCGACCGCGCCTGCCCATCCTGCTACTGTATTTAAATTATCGATTATCGTCTTCATATTGATTTAGTCTTATTTTTCCTGCTTAACATTTTTTCTCTTTCTTTAATTAGCTTCAGTGCGTCTGTGTTTCCGGTGTTTATTGCCTGCGTTAAGGATGCTCTCAATTCCTTCGATCTTGATTTATTTTTTCTTTCCTGTAAAATTTCCCGATATGTCATGTACGCAATTGGCCGCGGTGGAATTCTTAATAATGTAGTATCGGCTTTTAAATGTATCCCTTTGTAATGTAGAGCATTTCTCATCTTGGGTGTGACTGTTATAGTGCAGCCGTATTCATGTATTTTCAAAAGTTCCTTTAATTGAATATTCCCTTCATAGTGTTTCGCCCATCGTGGGTGAACTTCATATCCATCCTGAATTTTCTTTAACAGGAACATATAATAATAAGAATTATCTTCATTTTTGCCCGCTCCATAAAGCGGTATATTTGGCTTGCTTTCTCCTTTTTCAATCTTGCTTTTTATGCTCATTGGATTCAAAGGATGCATGTGAAAATGGTCAGTCCGCAAATTTCTTTGATATCTCTTAATAAAATGGGAAGCGTCCTTTTTCGTATGCGCGAACATAATATCATTCATCGTCTTGTCTACTTTTCTAAAAACCAATCCTGCCTTACTGATATGATCCGGAATTTTAATTTCCATTATCTTTGAACCAGTCCAAAAGTCACATTTAAAAATGTATCCAGAAAATGATTTGAAAATCCGATCTCCTTTATTTGGTACGATTCCGACATTAAATTTATCGTATCCCTGGTTGAATCAATTTCCGTTTTTGGTATTATATCTTCGTCAATCCAATCCTGCATCGCGGTGTATATCATAACGTCAACATTTTCTCTTAATCCTGCTTTCATTAACTCTTTGTCCGTAGGATTAAACGTTATCGGAAACGAATACATCGTAATAGCAGTGACCGCGCCTTTTTTCTTTATTGAATAATATCTGTCTCGCGATACATCAGATTCATTTCTTTTGTAATATGTAATCAAGGCTCCCCTTTCATCAATCATCCATTTCGCGTCCAATAAGGCTGTTATCTTTTCGAAATGCGATCCCATCCTGCTTACTGGTAAAACTGCCATTATGAACCAACCACGCTTGATTTATATTTCTTCAGAATCGAAACCGCTTGCCCGTTTAACCGTTTTCTTATATTGCTGTACCGGCCCATATTTCCAAAATCTCTGCTGAACCCCTGAACAGATAAAGACCCGCCCCCCGTCCGGCCTTCTATGTTATCAAGAATCATTATCGCACTAAAGGCTTTCACGACAAAGGATAATTCGGCGGTTATATCTCCTCCTATTTTATACGTTATCTTAATATTATTTCTGCCTTTTGGGAAAGACCGCGCGTCTGTGTATTCAGGAACTCCGGCCCGGGCTTTGATCATACCTTTGCCGGACAATAAAACAACCGAACTCAAACTAATCGCGGACGTTACATCATATCCAGTCACAGTTTCGATATTGGTTATTTCAGAGATGCCTTTTTTATTCAGGAATAAAGTATCGGTTCCATTCCCGGAATAATACTCCGTAACTGTATTTTCAGCATCCAAGGTATATCCGAGAATGTTTTGAATATGTGGAATCACATACCCATCCCGCTGTGATGCAATCCATGCATCGCTTACCACGGTGTCATCAATTCCATATCCTTCAAGCATCCCGCGGATTTCCAATTCTGTTGGTAAAGCCATAATTCAAATATCCTTAAAATTATATTGACTGTATTTCCAGCCACACTTTTACGGTATTTCCGCCCGATACTGACTTCGCCGATCCTGATATACGAATGCCTTTATTAAAGATACGTTCTGTTCCCACAGGAGCCGCCATACCTTCACGCGTCCAGGCTGTATTTTCTGCCATGACATCATCAAAAAAATTAGAACCTGAATCATCACTCAACCGAATTCTAAAAAGCTCGTTGGCAGAAGGAGAAGTATGAATCCCCACGACTCGAAAAGGTTTCGTCATGCTGACAGCGGGGATTATTTCCGTATCTGCTCCCCAAACTCCAGCCGCTCCACAAGTTAGTTGAACCCCGACAAAATTGTCAGGCAATATGTTGATCGGAAAACTATCCGTTATGCGCAAGAACTGATGATTGCCAACAGAGTCATCAATATTTGTAGTGTTGTTGTGCAAATCGATATCATGGAAATGTTGATTGTCCCCATCGTTTATAATTATTCCTGTCTCACAATATCCGATATCAAAAAATTGAAAATAATTATCGTCAGAAATTGCGTTATCAATATAGATCCCTTCAAGACAATTGTAAATATGGAATCTCTCAAGCACGTTCTGACTGGCTTTGTCTATATAAATCCCTGTCGTGTGTGATCGATGTCCTAACATGAAAACGTCATCGAGATTTGAATGTTTTAAATTTGTATCCCCTATCAATTTAACATGAAATACTGCACCGATTACGTCTTCGCTTACAAATTGCAGCTGACTACATCGCGATCCTCCGTGTGTGAAGATTATCCCGTTTGCTGCTGCCGCACCTAAATTTATATTTAAGTTTTGCAGAATTACTTTGCCGGTAAATTTAGAAATGGAATCAGCCCCCGCATGAGTATTTTTGATCTTCGCCCAATTTCTGGCAGCGCCTTGTAATATATAATTGCCCGTCCATGTTGGATCGCCCGTGGTGTAAATATCATAGTTCGTTTCGTGCGGAGCAATCATTATAAGTGTGCAATTGTTGCCGTCAGTACTGGCAGCATCAAGCGCATCCTGAATATGCTGAAAAGCCCTTGTCCAGCTTCCTCCGCCTCGACCGCTTCCGTTAGCCGATACATATAAAACGTCAGTTACGGCTTTTCCTGAAATGGCCGCCCCGGAAGAGGGCAGTTGTTCTAAGCCCAGTTGAAAACCTGCGTTTCTTACAATACCCGGATTCATTCTTTCCATTATTGCGCCCTCACTCTGATTGCACTTGATCCCGCTCCGCTCTGAACTAACCGAACGGCGGTACAGGGAAACATCGGTAAGGTTTCATCCTCGTCCCAGAATCCCAGCCACCACGCATCGTACCAATCAGCCACCCCGGATTTTACTTCGTGCACAAGATCGGCGGTGTATTGCAATTTTGTTTCGCACCCGGTCGGCTTTGTCGTTGCCATTATCATTTTTATATCGTCCGGCAATAAGATCGAAACTCCATTCCCAGCCGCAGCAAGGGAGTCTTTAGCCTCAAACGCTTTTAAGTTTAACGATCCGCCTTCCTGCGTTGGTGCAACATTCATTTCTTTCCAAGCCATTTTATTTCTCCATATCCAATTATTTTCTAAAAGTCCCTCCCTGCGAAGGGAAGGATAATTACAAGATAATTAAATTTTATGTAACTGGTAAGACCGCCGCATCCCTCCAGTTTATTCCGCAGTATCCAGTACGCTTGCTGACTGCGTGATTATCGTCGGCAAAATAACTGAAATGGCAATCATCTACGTAAAACTGTCCGACTGTAGGAGTGTTTGTAACCGTAATACCAACTCCGTTAGTATTGTCCCAAGTGTGAAATTTACATCCGATAATCGTAGTATCCGGTCTGTTCCCGGCGTCTGAATCATGCGCTATCGCAGCCACCGCGCCCATGCAAAGAAATCTACAATTCTCAATCAGCGCTCTTGTGCAATAAGTCGAAATAGCCAACACAGTCCAAGACCTGAAAAAGCAATCCTCAATAACTGTATCCGGAGAATCTCCAGCGCCCCCGGCATCATTCATATTTATCATTGTTGCACCCTCGTCAAATTTGCAGCCCTTGATATGAGTTTTCCAAAATCCTGATAAATAGATAGAATCTTGAGTAGCAATCTGAGAAAAGTAAGTATCGAAAATTTTACACTGATGTGCTGAAATCGTTATAAGAGGATATGCAGCCGCTCCGCCATTATGAATCATCGTACATCCCTGATTAGCAGAAGTGTTTTCGCCAATGATCCATAGCTCTTTGTCAAGATTGATTGTCGCTCCTTCTGCCACAGAAGAAAACTCCCCTCTGATTTTAATTACATCGCCTGCACTCGCTGCTGTGACGGCTTCTGTAATAGTTGCAAAAGCGCCATCCCATCTTGTCCCATCGCCGGAAGCGCCTACGCTCGAATCGGAATACCATATAACTCTCCCATCGTCAAGAATCTGTCGTGTTTTTAAATCGCTGGCAACAAGACTTGTTCCCGCAACTGTATCTGTTTTATTTCCGATAACGTCAGGAGACGCAACGTTGCGCGCCGAATCCTGAACCGGGCTTAGGTCATCACTGTCGCGTGAAGGCATAATTTTTCTCCTTTATTAAATTTTATGTCGCGTTCGTATTGTCCATTTCGATTAACGCGGCTGAGCCTGTCTTGCTATCATCAACATCGTTTACAGCAGACTGCTCAAACATGTTCCGCATAATCGTTACTTTTCCAGCGTTCATCCCGGCTGCAATTGTAACTCCGTTAGTCATATTTTCGTTGGGCTGGGAACCTACACTAAACCAGTTATCGGCAATGAGAGTGTTGTAATTCGCAGACGTTATATGTACACCAATGTTAGTACCCACAAAATGATTGCCCTTAATTATATTCCTGGTCGGATTCCCCACATTTCCAGTTAAGAGTATCGCGGATTCTTTAGCACCATAAAACATGTTTCCGAAAATATAATTAACGTTTCCACCTGAGTATTTTATCCCGTATCCAACGCCATCCTGAGTTTGCGGGCTGAAATAACAACGCGTTATTTTGTTGAATGATCCGTGATAACCTCCGCCGGTATCGTCGAAAACAATACAGGCTTTATCGTCTTTATGATTGTAAAGACCCAGTCCGTCGACATGCACATTGCCGCCTGTAATTTTCAAAAGGTCGTCTGCTGATGCAGCTATCACGCCCGCTGTTCCGGTTCCGAAAAGAACGGTATCTTCCGGAAGGCCTACGGCTTGAATTAACACATCGTACGCGCTTACAGTAATAGGCGGAACTTCCATATAAAATCCCTGCCTTATTAGCAGTGTCGCGCCTTTCCCGGATAGCGTGTTCACATCCGCGACCCCTTCTGTTATTGTTTTAAAAGCGCCATCCCAACTTTTTCCATCGCCGGACTCAACTACGTTTGCATCAACATAGCGTACATATTCCAGCGGTCGGATATTCCTTTGATTCATGGCCTGCATGAGAAGTGTCCCAATCTCATATAAGGAATTGCCCGGGAATAGGTTGTTAATAGCATCTTTTATCAGATTATTCATTTCTGCCATTATCTTCTTCCTCCGTCACTTCTTCTTTTTTCTTTTCAGATTTTTTAGAAGAAGGTTTGTCTTGTTTTTTAAATGGATCGCCAAGTTGATCTATAATCATCAGCTTTATTCTCTGTTTATCCATCTGTTATTTCTCCTTTCAAAATTGTTAATATTCGATATTCATTCTTTAACAAATAGTCAGCAAGTTTCTTTTCCTTAGTCCTAACTGCTCCATTCCTGCAAACTCTTTTATACGTATTCCCGTCAATCGTAACTTCATCCTCAAAATTCTGCAAACAGTCAATTGCGTTTTCAGGATGAATAAGAATATACATAATCTTAGGTTCAGGTTCCGTAATTTGCTCTTGTCGTACTTCAATCTTTTCCGCTATTCTTGCGGTATGTTTTTTATTTGAGGAACTCGCAGATTTTATTTCCTTGAATTCCTCAAATTCTTTTTGCGTTAATACTGCCATCTATGCTGTACGCAGTCCCCTGTGCAATACGCTTGTAGCTTCGAAACTATCGCATAACGCAGGATAGGATTTAACCATGAACTGAACATAGTCATCTATAACTGCAAGTGGAAAAGTAGTCACGAGCCCATCAAATTTATCGCCTTCCGTATTTGCATACGGCATTTTTCCCAGTCCTTGAACCGGATCTAAATCCCACAGCATGATATTTCCTGGTCTGACGCCACCGGTGGCTTGAAGAGGTATATCATTTTGCATATGCGCAGGAACATCAGCGCCCGGAGTGAGACTTGAAATATATCCGTACTGAGTTCCAACAAGACAATCGTCCGCAGGCGTTCCATTTTCGCTATAAGAAAATGCAGAAATAACCGCGACAAGTGACAACGATCCGGAAACCGTACCTGCATATACTCTATAAGAAAGAGCGGAACTATTCCCAGCCACGTCCTGATGGTGTCTGTCAAGACTGATTCTTATTCTCTGTGTTGCTCCACCTAATCCAAGTACAACATTCTGCTCTGCTTCCGCTTCCTGTTCGCCTTCGTATGTAACCGGTGCAATTCTGATATAATAAGTATCGTCTGTAAGAGAGCCAACCCCGGTATCCTCAGCTGCGTAAGTAACAGTTGCGTTCATAATCTC